CATCATTAACTAAGTGTGGTTGAACAGCAAGCTGTATTTCATCATGGATCCATCCGAGCCATTGGAAGTCAATGTCCCATTTGTAGTCAAGTTGATGTACCATTTGTTGATAAGCAATAGCATTCCATCGCTTGCAAACAATGGCACCAGCTGATTGAAGCAGGTAATTAAGGGCTGCGTGCTTCTTTCCTTGGAGGCGTATGGGACGACCATCTAACCCCTTGAGGACATCTGACTCAGCTCGTTTACTAACTGCCTTAAGTAATTGATCAAGACCAGGAATAGCCTCCAGAAACTTCTTACGAATGTCTTTGCCCAGCAGAGCAGCCTTCTTCTCATCGAGGGACTTATCCAGAGATACTCCGATCTTGCGATCAGATGCGCCGTAGATAAATGCATAGGTCAGTGTTTTGACATCCTTTCTGGAGCAACCAACCCGATCAGCATTCTGTTGATGAATGTCTCCATTAACAACAACATCTGCGAAGGCACCCCCGTCATAAAAAGCAAGGTAGTGGCCAAGCATACGCAGCTCAAGTCCAGAAGCATCAGCACCAACCTGACGCATACCTTTGCCAGGGCCAAACAGCTCGCGGCAACGAGGATCAGAGGAAGTTTGGCCAAGGTTAGGACGACTGTGGGCATTCCGTCCTGTGTTCGTGGCCAGTTGGCAGGTATGGTGTATGCGACCATCCTTGGTAACCATCTTAAGCCACGCATTGGCTCCGTCACTGAGTTGACCCAGAGCTTTTTGAAGTTCCAAGATCCGTCCAAATGTATCGGCCTCCATTGTTCCGATGGATTGTAGAATGCCTTCATCGATCTTAGGTCGTCCGGTGTCGGTGAATACCTCAGGCTTCCAACCCCTCCAGGTCATGAAGGCCCAGCCGATGTGGTCGCGGCTTGTGGGGTTGAACTCCTTCAGCTTTGTGAATGGTGCGTCCTTGATGTACCCCCGTGTTGCGTTGGGACGCTTAGGAGTCATCTGTCCACCATCCACATAAGGGAAGGTGGCACGCATCTGATCGGCCAGCTGGTCCATTTCTGTTCTGAGAACGGACTCTAGTTGCTGTGCCTTCTTTACATCAAAGGGCCATCCAGAGGTTTCCTGCTTGGCCATGATCGCTGCCACGTCATGTTCCAATTGAATGGAATCATTGAACCGTTCCAACTTCTCCTTGAAGAGTTCGAACAGGGTCATGCCAACGTGGACATCCTGCTCGCAATAGTCCTCCATCTCCTTTGACCACTCTGACCAGTCCGTTGTCTTTGCGAACTGACCTTTGTAATCACCAAGACGGTAGCCCCATGCCTCCAAGGAATGTCTACCAAACAATTTGCTTGGCATTCCGATTGGCTTCTTGCGGAAGTCCCGAGATAGGATGTCCGGAAAGAACATCCGGCTCATGATCAAGGTGTCATAGATCCTTGCTTTGGGTTCAAAGAATGGATAGAGACTCTGAATCACAGGAATGTCAAACCCAACAATGTTGTGGCCGACAAGCTCTTCCGCGCACTCCAGGAGAGTAACACCGGTGGTAACAGACTCGGCTGATCCACTGTCGTTGTATCGTAAGACCTGTCCACTGTCCAGATCCTTGGTAACAATACAGTGAATTCGATCTAAGCCCTGCCGTGGTAGTCCATTGGTTTCAATGTCAAAAAGGAGTCTCATCTACTGGATTCTCTTGCGGTGGTGCAAACTCATCAAGTTCAAATTTGTTGTAGATTGCTTGCATGTCCTTGTTATCACGGAACTCGTGAAAGGCAAGGGCAGCAGCTCCTTCCATAATGCACCGGTCAATGAAGCCTACCTGTTTAAGAACCTTTTCAAAGGCCCTGAACCATTGGGTTACATTGAAGTCGGCTGCATCAAAAGTGATTGAAAATTGACAATCCGGATAGTCATCCAAATTGTTCCTTTCATCAACGGTAATAGTAACCTTGGTTGCGTAATCCCTGTTCATGACCACTGTCCTGGATGTTCGGCGTCGAGGGCTGCTTGGGTGTGAGCGTCAGGCTTACCACATTCGTTACAGAAGTAGCCTTGCGGATATTCCTCAGAGTAGAAAAAGGAATCAGAGCCGCAGGAACAAAGATCATTAGAAGTCAGAATAGTCATCGGGAACGTTTGGTTTGGACTTAGTCAGTTCGACAACATCGGACTCAATCATTCTACCAGTGTTGCCATCAAAGCTGACGGCTCCAGCTGGACCAGTCTTGCCATTGAAGCGATTCTTCAGCACACGAATGTTGGAAGTACTGTCGCCTGCTGATAGGTTACGTTCAAGAGCAATGACCATGTCAGAAAGTTGCACGATGCTGTGGCTGCCACGAAGGTGACCGAGGCTAACCTGTGCCCCGTCCTCGTGGCCCTTGTCGTTCTGTGGTCGCTTGAGGTGGCTGATCAGAATCATGCCAATGCCAGTCTCCTCCACAAAGGAACGGAGCTTGGTCATGGTCAGGTCAATCAGCTTTCTTTCATCGTGCGACTCATTGCCACTCATTAAGATGGAAAGGTGATCGAGGATGATCCACCCAACCTCTTTGGCGAGGGCCATGAATCGACAGTCGGAAAGAATTGCATCAGGGTCCACAGAACCAAAACCATCTCGCAGATAAACCCTACCGGTACCGAGCGAGGCTTCGAATGCCGCCTTGAGATCATCTGTTGGAAGTTCATTGTTGAGGTGAAGTGGTCGGTTGGCCTTGACGGACATCAAGCGAAGAGCAGTCCGTTGAAGACTCTCCTCAAGGGCAATATAGCCCACACTCTGGTCCTGGTCAACCAACTTCTGAGCTACCTCTCCACAGAATGTGGATTTACCAACACCGGATCCGGCGGTAACGGTAACCAGCTCGCCTCTGCGAAGTCCTCCGGTGATGGAGTTGAGAGCAGAGAAAGGCCAGTCAGCGTCTCGACCATGAAGGGGACGAGTGGCCAGATCGAAAAGTTCACGCCCATCAATTACGGTCTTTGGTGAGAATGGTTTCTTGTTCCACAGCGCCTGTCTGATTGCATCGTTGTCCTTGGCAATCAGCGCCTCGTTGGCATCCTTGTAGGGGCTGGTTCTAGCAATGAAGAGCCGATCGTGTGGAAAGAGACTCGCACAGTCTTGTGCTGCTTGGATTCCAGCGTCATCATTGTCAAACAGGAGAATGATCTCCTCAAACCCCAGAAGCCACTTTAGCTGGTGCTGGAGGGCACGCTTAGCACCTTGGGCTCCATTTGGAACGGAGACCACGGGCCAACTGTTGCGGACCTGAAACACGCTAAGGCAGTCAAATTCACCCTCGGTGATAACGATGGACTTGCCTTGGCCCCATAGTTGTTGACCGAAGAGCGTGTGGTCTTCATTCTTCCCTACCCACCGAAAATCCTTTTCAACATCACGAGCTTTATACGCGATGAGTTGTCCAGATTGCGAGTAGTAGGGAAACTGAATAACCTTCGAATCCCGATCAAGGCGAACGTTAAATTTGCGGCAGGTTTCTTCAAGGATGTTTCTGGTCCGAAGGGGAACAACGTCCCCGGTGAGTTCCATGATGCGACGATGCGGCTTGTGAACAGTGGTGATGTCAGAGTCAGAGCCAGGGTCCCAGTGACCGCAGGAGAAGCAATACGAATGGCCATCAGTGTAGATACCATTTGCATCGCTACTCCCACAGACTGGACAGGGCTCATGCCTCACGAACTCTGATTCGGAGTCATGCTGTCGAACCATTCAAGGGGAATGTTGTAGGAAGGTGCCCACAGAAAGCCATGCTTATCCGCCCACATAGCGTAGGTGGTCTTGCTGTCCTTTGTGAGCGTATTATAAGGTGCTTGAAACACCAGACGTATGTCCCGATCAGGGTGCTGCTTTTTGACGGCAAGCATCTTCCTTCGATCCTCAGGTTTGAAGTATCCTTTGGCTTCCAGAATGACTCCGTTCGGTAAGATAAAGTCTGGTGTGTATACAGCTGAAACGGTGTAGTTAAGACGCAGTGTCTCATACTCAAACGGTTGCCCATTGAGTTCGAACCACCGGGCCAGCTTTTCTTCAAGTCGGCTCCGGTACTTTGCCATTAGAACGGAAGATCGTCGTCTTCGTAGTTAGCAGGACCGGGGCCTGGGTCTTCGGTGGGTTCAAAAGAAGGGCTATCAGCCTTGAATCCATCCGCTTTGCCAAAGAGAGCTGCCACTTCAGTTTCATCCAGCCCGCCGCTATCAGAACCTCCAGAGCTAACCAGCTTGAGAATTTGAGCCCCTCGTACTTTGAGGGAACAGCCAACCTTAGTGGCGTAAACATAAGGACGAAGATCAATGATCAGTTTGACAACCGTGCCTTTCCAGATCTGAGTATCGAGATCAATGGGCACGCCATCAGTATCTACCCACGGGAACATAGGGGCAGAAGCATCTCCACCATAGGAGTACTTAACAAGACCCTCTTCGTCCCACTTAGGAAGCTCTTCAGTGTGACGCTTGCCTGCCATCTTATTCTTGGCTACGGCAATGGCCTTGTCATAGGCCACGTCAAACGTTGCGATCTTATCCTGAGGGATGCGGAAGCTGATCGAGCAGTTGTTGAACTTACCCGAGGGCTTGAGGGCGTTGATGTAGCCTTCCAGCGTGGTGGTGATGATGAAACGTCCTTCGGACATAAGTAGGTAGCGGTGGTTTGTTAAAGGATGAGCGTGATCAGTCTTCATCTTCCGTTGAGGGAAGACCAGCAATCTCAATGCTGTCGATGATGCTCTCCAGATCCTCTTCGGCAAAGCCTTCGTTAACGATGTCGTAGCCAATTTCATAGGCGACCAGACAACCATCAACACTAAAGCCCTTCGATGCAGCAATCACAAAGGCAGCATCACCCAGCAACTCTCCAAGATATTCGAAGAAAGTCTGATCAATGCCAGCCCTGTTCTCCTCATACTCCGCATAAAGAAACTCAACAACATGGGGGTTGAATCCAGTCAGCTCAATGGCTTCGTTGATGTTTTCTT